GGGGGGGGGGGGGGGGGGGGGGGGAGGACCCCCGCCCCCCCCCCCCCCCACGCCTGACGGAGGAATGCAAGGGGGCGGAAAGGAAAGCGGAAGCGGTCAAGGCGGAAAGGAAAGCGGAAACGGTCAAGGAGGAAAGGAAAGCGGAAGCGGTCAAGGCGAAAAGGAAAGCGGAAGCGGTCAAGATTATGAACTTCCTGAAGTTCCTGAATCCCCGTTTGGAAAAGGTGATGGTGAGCCTAATTGGGGCGGTCTTAAGTCTAATGGTGATTTTGGAACATTTAGGCCATCTTCTGCTTTTTCTACTGCCGGTCAGTGTCCTCAAGATATTTTGCTTGATTTTGGTCAGTTTGGTCGTCATTCGTTTTCTTGGTCGCCTATATGCGAGGCTGCCCAAAGGTTGAGATATGTATTTATAACGCTTGCGTATCTCGTATCTGCAATGATGGTTTTTAGAACCGTCAATTCTATGAAAGGATAAAAAAATGCCTGCTTTTATTGCTGGTCTTTTCCGTATTTTAATGTCCTACATTGGCAGACTTTTTGTCACTTTTTTGCCGTCGCTCAAAACACTTTTTTTTAATATTCTTGTTGGCTTGGGCGTGTCTCTTGTTTCTTATGAGGGATTAAGTTTTGCAGTTGAGGGCATTCTTGACTATATAAAAACAAATTATTTCGCTATGCCTGCCGATTTGGTCGGCCTTTTGGGTCTTGCGGGTATTCCTGAAGCGTTCAATGTTATATTTGGCGGTTTTTCTTTTTCTTTCGGAATTTGGGCTTCTTATAGGTCTTTGAAATTTATTAAATAGAGGATTTTTGAAATGATTACTTTAATCACGGGTGTTCCCGGTTCTGGCAAAACCTTGATGGCCGTTTCTGATTTGGCCAAGAAAGTTGATAAAGAATGGGCTGGCCGAAAAATATTTGTTCATGGTATTCCTGATTTGACTATTCCGACTGAGCCTATCCCCGATGGCCATTCGATTCAAGATATGCATGTCTGGCTTAAATGGCCGGAAAACAATGGATCGATTATATTAATTGACGAAGCTCAGAATATTTTTCCGCCGCGCTCCGCCGGCTCAAAAACTCCAGAAATTGTAGAATGGTTGCATGTTCATAGGCATTCGGGTGTTGATATTATTTTGATTTCGCAAATGCCCGGCCGTATTGATAAGCAGGTTCGCGATTTGGTAGGTGCTCATTACCATATTCACAAAACGCCTTTGGGTGTGCGTATGCGTTATTTTTGGGATTATTGTGAAAATAACCCAAAATCAGGCATGAAAAATGCTAGACCTGAAGTCTATAAGTTTGATAAAAAAGCTTTTGGTCTTTATAAGTCTGCTGAGATACATACCAAAGTTAAAACGCCTAAAAGCCGTGTTCTTTGGGTTATTCCGCTTGCTTTGGTTGTCTTTGTCTTGACTGCTTATATGGGTTATTCACTTTTGTCGGGTTTAGGGTCGTCTGAAAAAGTTGCTTCTGAAAATTCGTCTGTGGTTGAAGTACCGTCTGATGATTTGAAAAAAACAGTGAAAGATAAATCTGCTATGGCAGGTCAGGAAATAGGCGGTCAGATAGCACCTAGTCAAAATAAAAATCTGACTGAAGAGATGTTAAAGCCTAAAATCGAAGGCATGGTCGAATCTAAGCCGTTGTATGATCAGATTAGACAGGTTAAGCAGCTTGAATACCCTGTTGCGTGTATATCGGGCGGCAAATCGGGTTGTTCGTGCTATTCGTCTCAGGGTACGGTAATTAAAGAGATAGACAAAAAAACCTGTAATGGCTATGTAAAAAATGGTATGCCCTTTAATCCATACAAGGAAAATAGCAGGGATGTTGTTCAAAATTCAAATGTTCAGCCAATGAATGATGATTCCGGACAGGTTCTTAGTCTTGGCGGCAAAAGTCCTCAAAATCTGATGTACGATGGTTATGTCGAAGCGGGTAAGGATTTTGCAGCTCGTGGCGGCGTGGTTGGGTCTGCGAATTAATAAAGGTCGTCTGAAAATTTCAGACGACCTTTTATATTACTCGTTATTTGTATCAATTTGTCAAATGTTCGTCAATATTCAGATAAAAATTAGAAATTCGTTCTTCTAGCTCTTCCTTTGTTGAATCGTGAATGTCAACGGTTCTTTCTTTGCCTTTTAAAATGCAGTTAATGCCATGAATTAGGCTTTCCGCGGTTAATTTTCCGTTATAACCGCAAATTTCATAATAGCTTTCAAGTTGTTTCAGTTCGATTTCTAGATCCATTTTAAATTTCCTTTATTTCTTATTTATCGAATTATTATTTTCTCGTATTCATCAGGGTCTATAAATTGGCTTTCGAGTTCAATTAAGTATGGATTTTCCCAATCGCAGCAATCTGATTCGTCTTCGGCTTCAGGATTTATGTTTTCCCACCATATTTGGCAGGGTAATCCGTTCACAGTTCCTTTTGCAGTGTATGCTGTATCTTTCCAAGTTCCGGTTGCTGAGTTATTAAAATATGCTTGTTCATTCAAAGTTAAATTAAGTTCCATTTTAAATTTCCTTTATTTTGGATTTTACCCATTTTGAAAAGTCCTGTATTTTTTCGGCTTTTTCTAATAGGTCTTTTTCTGTTTCAGTGTTGAAAGAAACGCGTTTTGAGATTCGCTTTGCTTCGTATTTAGTGTTTGCTTTTTTCTTTGGGTCTGTCATTTTGTCCTTCGTTTTGTGTTTCGATGTTGTTATTATACCGTAGCTACGATATAAGTCAATAAAAAAGTTTACTTAATAATCAGTAATTTATGATTTTTAAGGAATTGAAATTTTGGGTGTCAAGGGGGAAGCTTTGTAAAGATTGGGCGTGCTTTTTGCCCAATCTTTATGAATGCCCCCTTGATTCCCAAAAGTTCAAGAAATACGCTTGTGTCAGGGGAGCAGGGAGGGGTTTTTTTCCTGCCCCCCTGCCACGTCGCGGACGTC